ATGTACATGCATGGCAAAATGAAAGTCTATGAATCTGAACGAGAAGACATGGGGGTTCATTGCGAATTCAGTGGCAGTGCATGCCGTGAATATGAATTTTTCTTTGATAATAATTGGAAAGACCTAATCCAACGAATCAGAAAAAACAGCGGCCATTTCTCAAGAATTGACTTAGCAATTGATGATTTTGATGGCATATTCACCCTAAATCAAATTGAAGAAAAGATCCAAAACAGCGAAATCATATCATACTTTCGAAAAAGTCGAATCTTAGAAGAATACAATCTTTCCGCAAAAGACAACCTCGGCAAAACTATCTATTTCGGATCTCCCCAATCAAGAATTCGAATCCGCATGTACGACAAAGCCATAGAGCAACTCCTTAAAGAGCAATATGATCGCGAATCTGAAGCCATCCGAATCGAATCAAAGGCTAAGCTATCCCCAAAAGACTGTAAAGAAAATAAGCGCAATCGAGAAGAAGAATATCGTAAACAACGCCTTGAACACGAAAAACAATGGATACGAACGGAAATTCAAAGTCGTGATGAACGATCGGATGCTATCGCCGATTATATTCTGGCAGATATAAAAATTGGCGAAGTCGTATTTGGCGTCCTCAAAAACTATCTCAACTTCGTAGAACCATCCAACACAGACATCAACAAATCACGGTGGGAAATTACCCCATTCTGGCAAAAATTCCTCGGAAACATCGAAGAATTAAAACTCACAACCGAGAAGATGCAGAACACAATAAAGCGAATTAAAAACTGGATTATCAAGCAAGTCGCGCCAAGTCTAGCTTTACTCAGCTTAGACAAGGAACTCAAAGTAAACTTAGAAGAACTCGTCGAAATCATCCTATTTGCCAAAAGCAGACTTAAAAAGCGTCATTATGCTATGCTTCAGGCTAGTTGAAAATAAATTTAAGGTTTATTAGGTTTTTTGTTATTATGGCTTCAGTAAAACAAAGCAGGGAAACGAAAGAAAGGGGTTAAAAAATGAAAGTAACGATTAAAGGTCAAGTTCTAGAAATCAATGCCAAAATAGAAAAACAGGCAACTGATGTTACGCTCTATCAACCCGGCGAACGTTATAACCCGGTTGTAAGAATTGCTGATGGATTACCGATTCCTAAAGTTGGTGAAACGTATCAAACGACAGGCGATTTGCTCCAATGGGCCACTAAAGGTGGCGGAGTAGGTTCCATGGTATCGGTCCGGGAATTGGTTAAATGATTACCGCTGATATTACCGGAACTATCGACCCGATAACGGGTAGTTCGGTATTACACATAAGCTTCCAAGGCTTCGAATTATTCCTTGGGGCAATCCTCGGTGGAATAGCTGCTGTCGTAATATGGATAACCCTTAAAAATTTCGCAAAATAAACCGACATCTTGTAAAACATAAAAAGACATCATGCTTCGGGAAATATGGAGGGATTGAAACATGGACGTGCAGCAGCTACAACTCGGGTTTACTTTATCCTTTTCATGCCTGTTTATAGCAGGGTTTTCGGCATGGGGGATAAGTGCCATATGTAATTTTTTTAAAATGTTGAGTGGAGGGTGATGAAATTGATTCGTTCAATGGTAGATAAGGCGAAAAATAATGCCGCTAAACTCGTAGGATCTTCTGTATTTGTCGTAGGGTCACTTGCTAAAACAGCTTTGTGCGTTGGAGTTGCTGACGCTGCCGTAACTGGTGCATTCACTGGTATGGGGGACGATATTGTCGCAACTATGGGTACGGTTGCACCTTTTGCTATTGGTGTAATGGCTTGTATCCTCGGATTTAAGTATGGTAAGAAAATCTTCAAAGTTATTGCAAACGGCTAAGCAAACGACCTGATTTTAATTGCATAATAAAAGTGCATACGTTCCTGCTGCGTATGTGCTTTTTATTTTAGGGGGTGGATTAATTTGATTAGGCGAATTGGCGCGACATTATTGATTTTATTTATTCTTGTTTTTCAAATCGACCAACAGAAAAAAGAAGCTCAAGCAATTGTACCTGTTGTGATTGGTGCTGCTGAGGCTATTGCGTATATAGCTACAACTATGGTAGCTGCACATGCTGTTGGAACTTTTGTTAAAAATGTCGATGGTACTTGGTCTGGAACTTTGTACGAAAAAGCTTCAGAAATATATGGAAATATGCAATCAAATATGCAAAATGATTTAAGATTTGCTTTGGGGGTAGCGTCTGTTGCTGGTTATATGGCAACTTCTAAAGTTTCCGGATTGTGGGATTTTCTGCACGGAAAGTTTTTTGAATCAGATTCTATGGTTCCTATTATAAGTTCTATAACTGATCCAGCAAGTTTTTTTGGTGAATCTGGTGGATATTATTGTTATGTTTATAGTTATTATAATAGTTCAACAGATTATGGATTTAAGATGTCAAAAGGTTTACCGGGTTCTTTTAATACGTTCATAACTATGAGGACTGTTGCTGCTGGTGGTGCTATTATATGGAATAATGTTAATTGGGGTACGACAAATCCTGATCAAGTTGCATTAATTACTGCTTGGATGTTGGAACATCGGGATTATTGGACTTCTCATGTAACGTCTTGGAATGAGCAAACCATGTATTCAGTGTGTGGTTATGGTAAAGCTCCTTCGTCTACTATATATACAAATGGTACATTAACAAGTGTTAATGACGGTACACAAGAAACACCAATTGCAATACCAGCAGACGCAACACAATTAAATAATGCTACTGTCACTAGTCAACTTACAACAACCGGGGGGACTGTAACTACTCCTGTCCCTGATTCTACTGCATTGGAAACAGGTGCTAATCAACAAGCTGATCTTGTAGCTGCCGCTGCTGCCGCTTCTGCTGCCGCAATTGCTGCTGCTCTTGCTGCTGGATATTCTCAAGCTGCTGCTGAGGCTGCTGGGGTCGCTGCAAGTAACGCAATTTATGCGGGTCAAAGTGCTGCTGCAGCTGCTGCCGCTGGTGCCGCTGCTGCATTATCTAGTACTGGGGCATTAACTACTGATATTGCTAATACTGCTGAGGGTGATGTTTTGGATTTTTCAAAGCTTAAATTTGCTGCAACTTTATTTACTAATAAATTTCCTTTTAGTTTACCCTGGGATTTGAAAAACATGGTCACATCATTTGGGGCTGGGTCAACTGCTGCGCCACAAATACCTATAGGAATTGGCAACATTTCAGACAATATTGATATGTCAAGATTTGATTCATTGGCTGCTGCTGTCCGAGTTCTTGAATTATTTGCCTTTGGTGTTGGCTTACTTTTTGGTACTCGTAAACTGTTGGGTGGTGCATCGTAATGAGTTTTATAGCAAATCTTTTAAACTCTGTTTTAGACCTTTTCGGCTCTGCTGCAACTGCCTTGCTGCTATTGCTTCCTAATAGTCCATTTCAGTGGAATTTAGATGGTGCTAGTAATGTTTTGACTTGGATTTTTTGGCTTGTTCCTATTCCTGGGATTGTTACTTTAATGTCTACTTATGTAACTGCTGTTGCCGCATATTATGTAATTCGTGTGGCTCTTAGATGGATAAAGGTGGTGGGTGATTAATGTCTATATCTCTTTATAGTGGTACTCCTGGATCTGGAAAATCATACAATGCCATATGCCAAATTCTTTGGGCTTTAAGACTAAAAAAAATAGTCATAGCAAATTTCCCTATTAAATTTACTGATAAAGAATTAAAGCGAGGATATGATAAACGATTTTTCTATTTACCGAATGAAGGCATAACGGTTGAAAGTCTTGTGGTATTTGCAATAGAACATGGCATGATTGAGGCTAAAAAGGAATCTCAGTGTCTTGTCGTCATCGATGAGGCAGGTGGACGGTTTAACTGTCGGGAGTCTCTTAAGTCCGATCGTGCAGAATGGATTGACTTTTTTTCTCAATATAGGAAGCTTGGCTATTATTTCATACTCGTTGCTCAAAACGACCGGATGATTGATAAGCAGATAAGAGGATTTGTAGAGTATGAAATGATACATCGAAAAGTTAATCGATTTGGTCCTTTTAGAATTCTTCCATTTACACTCTTCGTGTGTGTCGAAAAATGGTATGTAGTCAAACAAAAAGTTGGTGCTGAATTTATGCTTTATCATAAACGGGTAGCTGAACATTACGACACGTATGCTATGTTTACCGGGTTTAAGCTATCACAAGCATTGCTTGATAAAATAGGTGACATACGTGCTTCTGTCCCTGATTCAATGGGTATTCCTATTACAGCTATATTTGATAAAAATGCAACAGAATAAAAAAGACTATGTGCCAGTGAGTGGGGTCCTCGGGGGTCCCCGCCACTGGCACATAGTCTTTTATTTGATGAATGGGAAAGTTAGGTGCTTCAGTAGTGTCAGTTCGCCTCCGCCAATCAAACCCTCGAATGTGGTGGAGATACATAATGAAAGCCTTGAGGTACAT